TCGAGGTGATGTCAGCAGACGTAAAGACCTACGGTGGATACACTTCCTTCTCACGTCAGTATGTAGAGCGTGCAACCATTGACACCTTGAACCAGGTATTCCAGGGTCTAACAATTGCTTACGCTAACTTCACCAACAACGTTGTAATCGACCTGCTACAGAGCCTTAGCTACGCAGGAAAGACCTTCGACGCTCACACCGACGCATCTACAGTTGCTAAGGGTATTGCTGAAGGTTCTGCTTACATCTTCAACGCAACTGGCCTACGTCCAGAGTTTATTGTTGCTGGTGTTGGCGCTTACGTGAACCTAGTTTCAATCGGTGCAACCGATGGCAGACTAAGCTTCTCAGCCAACAACGACGGTGCAAACACAATTGGATCTTCAAACATCCCAGGACTATCTGGAACATTGTTCGGTCTTCCAATCATCGTAGATCCACAGTTCGGTGAGTTTGACGCTCTTCTATGCAACTCTGCAGCTGTTACCTCATGGGAGTCAGCTGGAGCCCCAGTTCGTCTGACCCAGGGCGATGTAACTACACTTGAAGACTCTGTATCTGTATATGGCTACATGGCTGTTGCAGCTCAGCGTCAGGGCGCTCTAGTCTCACTTCAGACCGTAGCTTAGTAGGACAAAAACATGGCAGTGACGTTGGCAGAGTTCCAGGCTTATGTTGGAACTGAAGAAACGACTTTCCCTCAGGAATGTCTAACTTCAGGCACAGCATTAGTTGAGCGATACATTGGCGGGATTGTGACCATACCGGTTTCAATCAAAGACCAATCAATCCTCATCGCAAGCTCGGAGCTCTTCCACCGTCGCTCTGCTCCTAACGGAGTCGCTCAATTCGCCAGCTTTGATGGAGCACCCATTAGAGTTGCTAAAGATCCAATGAATGCTGTTTACCCTCTACTTATGCCATACACGGGCTATGCAGTATGAGCGAAATCAATGCAGTTAAGGTCGAGTTCAAACTTGAATTAACTGATGCAGGTTTAAACGTTTTGGAATACATTCCAGAGCGAATCACTCCTCCCATTGTTCTTCTAAACGCAGCGCAGCCTTATCTTCAAACTTCTCAATTTGGAGAATGGAGCTTAGGCATCGAGTTGGTATTGGTAGCTTCTACCGCGACTAACAAGAAGGCAACTGAAAATCTAGATCAGCTAATTGAAGACACCTTGAACGCCATCGAGCCTTTGACTTATGTTCGAATTACTTCGGTCAATCAGCCCTATAACCTACAGACCAACAATGCTGAGTATTTGGCAGCAAACATTTACTGCCAGCTCAACTTAACAATTTAGAAAGGTAGCCCATGCCGGCTTCAACTAGAATCAAAGCACAAAACATCCTTTTCAAGTTTGGCGCAACCGAATACGCGTGTGACGCTAACCTTGTTACTTTAACTCTCGATGACGCTCCTGGCGATGTCCAGACCTTCTGCGAAGTTAGAGTTGGTGGCCAGTGGTCACTTCAGCTTGATGGAATCGTTTCGGGAGATGCTTCAAGCCTTTACCGCGTTCTATGGGACAACTTCGGTTCAACCGCTAACTTCACAATTGCACCTAATGGAAACGCAACTCCATCTTCTAGCGAACCTCACTACACCGGAGTGGTCACATTTGACCAGATTCCTCCACTGGCTTTGGTAAGCAACGAGACCGCAGTATTTAGCGTGACCTTGACTGTGAAGAACACTCCTCACACCCCAGCGTCAGACATCTACTACGGTGTCACAGTAGACGCAACGGCTTAGTTATGGCTGAACCTGCTGGCATAAAAGTAGCAGGGCTAAAACAGGCTATAAAGGCTCTCCAGGCAATCGGAGTTCCAGTCGCTGAGATAAAGGCGGCTGGCTCCGAGGCCGGTGAGCTGGTTGCAGGTCAGGCCCGAGCTCTAGCCCCGGTTAGATCTGGAGCCTTAAGAAACAGCATTAGGGTTTCTAAGGCTTTGAACCGGGTATCAGTGTCCGCAGGTAACAACAAATCAGTTCCTTATGCTAACCCAATCCATTGGGGTTGGTTCAAGCGCAACATAAAGCCACAGCCATTTTTTGTAAAGGCTTTGGGAATTACTCGCGATGAGGTTTACCAGAACTACTACAGAAGTTTAGATAAACTAATAGCAAGCAAATCCACGAAAGGAATACCCACAGAATGAACACCTTTGACTTTGAAAGCCTAACCCTCGAAGAAGTAGAAATCATCGAGAACCTAACTGGCGAAAGCATTGATCAAGCCTTTGGCACCGGCAAGCCTAAAGGCAAGGCACTAAAAAGCTTTATCTGGATTGTCATGAAAAGGGATAACCCTAAGTTCACAATCGAGGAAGCAAGCAAGTTCACACTTAGCCAGGCGCTCGCTATGGTTCAGGGTGATGAAGCAAAAAAAGAATAAGGAAGCAAGCAGCTCGAAGAATGGCTGGCTTTTGTCAGGCGTTCAACATGAGTCCTACGGAGTATAAAGCTCTTACCCTCATGGAGTTCGCAGCCTTCCTCAAAGTTTTGGAAGATGGTATTGAACAATGAGCTTAGTTCTCAATGTAGAAATCCTAGGTGAGTTCAAGAAGCTTACGGCGGCCACCCAGGGAGCCAACAAGCAACTCTCAGGACTTCAAACCGCAACCCAGAAAATCAGTAGTGGCATAGGTCGAGCCTTCGCTGGTATTGGTGTTGGACTTTCATTCGCCTTTATTACCAGAGAGCTAAAAGACGCAGCTAAGGCTGCAGTCGAAGATGCTAAAAGCCAAGGCCTACTAGCCACAGCCTTAAAGAACACTACCGGAGCTAACAACGCTCAGATTAGCTCTGTTGAAAAGTCGATTGCAAAACTTTCTAGACAGGCAGCAATTGCCGATGATGAGCTAAGGCCATCATTCGCAAAACTAGCTCGAGCAACCGGTGATGTAGAGCAATCTACAAAATTACTTTCCCTGGCTATGGATATTGCAGCTGGAACTGGTAAAGGTCTAGATGCTGTCACAACCGCATTATCTCGAGCAGTTGGCCCTAATGGAACAACCGGAGCACTTGAAAGATTGGTTCCAGCAATCAAGGGCGCTTCAGATCCAATGGCAGAGCTTCAAAGACTGTTTGAGGGAAGCGCAGAAAAGGCAGCTCAACTAGATCCATACCAAAGATTCCAAGTCGCGATTGGTGAGGTTTCTGAATCTGTTGGAAACTCACTTCTGCCAGCTTTAGGATACCTGGCTGATTGGTTTGTCGATGTTCAACCAGACATTCAAAGGTTTTTAGATGGACTTGTTGGAGCCCTAAAGAACAAGGAAGTCACAACAGCGATTACCAGGATGCAGGGAGCTTTAGGAAACCTAGGCTTAACAATTGGAACACTGTTTGGATCTACAGAAACCGATCAGGCTAAAGGCTTCACGAACTTTTGGATTGTCTTATCAGGAATCATCGAGACAGTCGCTAATCTCCTAAGCGGCCTTGGAGCTCCAATCGCAGCGGCCTTTGGAAATACAAAGCCTTTGGAAAACTACCTGGATTCACTTCTAGGCGGAGCTGTTGGAGTTGTAACTGGTAAAGACCCATTCGCCAAGCCAACTCCAGTTCCCCCTGGTCGAGTGAGCACTCCAGCCCAAGCAGTCACAATCAACATCAACAAGGGCAACGTCACAGCCAAAGAAATTGCTAATGCAGTAAACAAGGGAACTAAAGTCGGTGGAGCACCTATCCTCACCGGAACCGCTCTTAGGAATGCACTTAGAAATTGATAACTAACTTTAGTCTTCAAGATAACCTCTTCGTCGAGTTTCTCCTACCCGATGTAGATGGCAATAGCTTTATTCTTGGAATAAGCACGCTCGGGGGAGACGATGTTCTCGGTGGCTACGGTGAGTTTGTTCTTGGCGTATCTCTTCTTGGCGGAGATGATGTTCTTGCTCCAAGCTCGGGACTAAAGTGGCAAGATGTTGGATGCGAGACTTCAAACGCAGTAATTTCCATTGGTGGCTCAATCAATGACGCAATTTATTTTCAGCCTGAGCCAGCTACCGCTACCTTGACTCTTCAAAGTTATGATTTAGACCCAACTGTAAACAAAAACATTAGGGCTAATACAAAGATTCGAGTTAGATTAGATTCGGAAGAAATTGACAGGGTTCTCTTCGTTGGATATATCGATACTATCGATGTGACTTATTATCCACTTGGGCCAAACCTAATTCGGATAACTGCTTACGACATTTACAAGTCTTTGGTAAACCTTAGAATCGCCGATTGGGACACAACAGGACTACCAGCGGGCTATGCAACAACAGATGAAGTATTTGAGCTTGTAGCCCAAGAAACCGGTGTTGGGCTATCTTCTAACTCACTTCCAACTGTCGGACGCATTCCAGCTGTCCAGATTGACAACGTGCTAGTTCCAGATGTAATCAATGACGCCATCGATGTTGGACTAGCTGTTGTTTGGATTGACCAGGAAACAGAAGAGCTTACAGTTATTCCTAGACCGACTTCTTCTAGCGGAGGCGCTACAACTTATGTTGTTGGTAATGATCATTCTTCAAGCCCTTATCACTTATGTTTAGCAGAGATAAACGTTAGTTCAGATGCAGATGCTGTCTATAACTCCCTCAAGGTAGCTCTAACTTCAGATGACACTGTCTTCGTATTCCGCAAGGATCAGGATTCGATTGACCTCTATGGAGAGTCCGCAGTCGATGTTGCAATAAACACTACCGACGCTACAGAACTAGCTCGATGGGCTAGCGCTGTTTACATTCAAGCTCCTACAAAGCTAGTTAGCCAGGTAGTGACTCCAGCCAAGGATAGGCTTGGAGATCTTACGGCTGCCGCTGTGTTCACACCGGGAACTTTGATAGGGGTCAGCTATACTACTAACCAGCTCGACATTGTGGGATACTACACTGTCATTCGCGTCAGTCACGAAATTGACGTCAATAACTGGTTCACAACTCTAGAACTTTGGAAGGAAGCCTAATGGCTTATAAAGTATTCTCTAACGGAAGCACACTACCTGCTTCAGACGTAAACACTTACCTGATGAACCAGTCGGTCATGGTATTCAGCTCCTCAACTGCTCGAGCATCAGCCATCACTTCTCCAACCGAGGGCATGATGACTTACCTCGAGGACACTAACCGCTTCCAGTATTACAACGGAACTGCATGGCAGGATCTAAGCGATGAAGCTACAGGATGGTCTGACAAGTCTGCTAACTACTCTGTTGTAGCAGCTGACCTTGGAACCACGATTCGCTCAACTGGATCGGCTATTACCATTACAATCGACAACGTTCTAACTCAGCAGGGTGATCGCATTGACTTTATCCAGGCTGGAGCAGGTCAGATTACATTCGCAGCTGGAACCGGTGTCACACTATCTTCAGCTGACGCAAAACTAAAGACAGCTAAGCAATTCGCAGGAGCTTCCGTTGTATTCGGTGGCTCAGGCGTTTACTACTTGATTGGAAACTTAGGCTAAATACAATGCTCATACCTTTAGGAATACTTGCCGGATCGGGAGGAGGCGTACAGTTCTCCACTGAGTATCTTGTTATTGCTGGAGGAGGTTCTGGTGGAGGTGGAGATACCGGTGGAGGTGGAGGAGCCGGAGGGTATAGAACTTCTACCTTAACCGCTACTGCTGGAGACACTTACACTGTGACTGTTGGAGCTGGTGGCTCTATAACAACCACTACTGGATCTAGTGGATCTAATTCTGTTTTTGGAACAATTACTGCTGCTGGCGGAGGTGGTGGTGGAGCTACTGGTTCTACTGCCGGTGTTGCAGGTGGTTCAGGTGGTGGTGCTACTCGAGGAAGAACAGATTTTGGAGCCGGAAACACACCTTCAACAAGGTCTGCTCTGGGGTAAGGGTCAAGGTAATCACATAAGTCGAAGAGTTGATTGTGGGTGTTGCGGAAGTTACCAAAGGCCCAAAGGTTGATCTTCTGATTTGGAATGTTGCTGTGTATCCGGTCAAGTTAACAACTGTCCCATTTGAATTTTCATAGACAAAAGTTTTGACTAACCTGGCACCTGCGTCAATTGTGAAGTTATTTGGTTCGCTCATTATTTAGCTCCTAAGCTGATTATTAATCCGATTATTGAAACAAGTGCAGCCGAGAGTCCTGTGTAAGCAATCTTCTCAATCCAGGCTAAACGGGCCAAAGTCAGTTCGACTTCTCTAAGCCTGTCTGGAACATCATCAAGGTGATCCAGTTTTTGCAAAATCTTGATCAAGGTTTCACCGTGCTCAATTTGCTTAGCGTAGATTGCGTTTTGGGTAATCCTCACGCCCGTAGTCTCGTCTGCCATTATGGAATAATGTTTTGAATCGGAGCTACTATTGAGCCGTCAGGTAAAAGGTAAGCCTCGGAATTTATTGAAAAACAAAAATCTAATGCTTCTTCTTGGGTCAGCTCTGTAAAGTTCCAGGATTTTAATTTTTTAGGATCAACTAAATCGCTGACATACCCGAGGATTGTTTCATTACAAACCCAAGCACCTTGCGCTTGAGCACCTAATTGTGCAATTTTGTCTTCTGGCCCGGTTCCGTACTGAGGGTCAATAAAATTCAGTTTCCAGGTGGCGTATTTCAAGACAGCTCCTTTTTAGTTTTCTCTACTTCTGCAACAAAGCTTTCAAGGATACCAGCCTGTTCCATAGCTTCAATGTGAGATGGGTTTACGCTTGCACCTCCCATTAGCATGGCTTTAGCGTTATTAGTTAGTCTTGCTTGCCAATAGTTAGGTTGAGCTGCTTCAATTTCTTTTCGTGTATATTTGTGGCTAAAAGTGTCAAAAATTTCCAATAGATGTTTCATTTCTCGTTCTGCTCCAACCATGGCAAAAGCAGTTTGAGCAAGACCCAATTCTAGTTCTTGGGCTTTTAGTTCATCAAGATCATTACCTGTGGCTCTGAGTTTCGCAATTTTTAGCTCTGATTTTTTTACATTTATTACTGCAAGCTTGTATTTGTAAATAGCGTCTTGTAGCTCTATAACTGTTTGGTAATAGCGCATCTCGTCGGTTGCATGTTGTCCCAAAACAAAACGCTCTAGCTGAAAGCGTGAGCGTGGCTGCTGAACCTCTGCTATTGCTTTTTCAATTTCTTGAAACACTAAAAAACACCTTCATC